TCGGCGGTTATAGCCTCGTTCCACTCCGTCATATCTTCCGGGGTGAGGCTGTCGGCAAATTCCATCAGCGACAAATCAAACGGTTTGCCCTCGCGCTTTGCCGCCGACACTACACAGCACCATAGATAGGTACATAGGTCGCTAAAACTGGTGGGGTCTATCTCGGTAATCTCTCGGCCGGTTTCCTGCTTGAAACGCAGCATAGCCCCCATAGTGGGGCTACAGGGGTATGCCGTGCCGTTTATATTTATTTCGATGCGTTTCATGCTTCAGGCGCTTCTGCTTCGGGGGTTTCTGTAATTGCGTCCTCGTTGAGCGTTTCGGGTTCGCCGTCGTTCTCAAGTTGAACGCTGTAACTACTGTCGTCCTGTGCGGGGTCGTCGCGGTCCAGTGACGCGATAACGCATTTACCGGCTAAGTAGGGTTCGGTGTCTTTCTCGCGTTCCATGCACTTAACGTCGATGCTCTTGCCCGACTTCCACGCTTTCAAAAGTGCTTTAAAGCCGGTTTCGCTTTCGCCGTAGAATACAAGTCCCTCGGCCGAAATTGAGTAACTTAGACCTACTACGCCTTTGCCTTTCCACAGCCCGGACGATACTTTTTTTTTAGCCGCAGGTTTCACGGCGCGGTCTTTTGTTTCGCTGGTAAACGTCGATTTATGGCTGGTGCAATGGCCCACAGCCTTGCCACCGATATATAACAGCATATCGCTACCATTACAGTAGCCGGTTTTAGTTGTTGTCGCCATATTGTTTATAAATGTTAAAATTTTAGTAAATTTTCGATTTAAGCGCGTTTCGGGTGTCGGGTGATACTTTTACTATATTTGTTATCTCCGTGGCTCTAACGCGCTCCTATGCGCTTTTGCGCGGTTCTACATTTTTGCATTAAATACTAACTGCTGTACAAAGGCATCATCTTGGTAGGCTTCTTCGCTGTCGCATAGATAGCATCCGCGTAACCTCATTCCGTCATGTTCGGCGGTCACTTGGTCTAATGCGGCGCGTACCGCCTCAGCCAGTTCTACACCCTCGCCGTATCGCTCCGTAAAGCAAATGACCTCTATTTGTATTTCGTCTGCGCCGGGCTGTCCGCTTTTCTGCGGATTGGGCGACAGTGAGGTACGGCGGTATAAGATGTATGGCAGTTCCGCGCTATCGGTTGCCACCGGGAAAATCTTTTTAGTCCTTGCGGCTACTTCGGCATCCTCCAGCAATACGGCGCGGATAATCGCCCCGGCACTTAATGATGTTTTAGGTACAGCCATATTTTTTTGCTACTTTAGTTACACTGTTAATTAGTTCGTTATGCAAACTTCCTGTAACGCTGTTGCGCACGTCGTCTGCGGTCTTTGCCATAAATCCGTATCGTTTCATAAATCCGCGTGTCCGTCCTGTTTTCCATTTGCCGCCTACCAAATACCGTGTAGCCCTTTTTGATTTTCGCCACTTGGTACCGGCTTCAGCCCATATCAGTACAGGTTTTTTAAGCCCTTTGCGGTTAATATGAAATCCGTATTCTTTGCCACTTTTTCCGGCTTTTTTAGTGCCGATGGTGACACGAAACCCGGCTTTACGCTTAAACACTACGGCGCGTACTCCACGCTCTAAATCTTTGTCGGTTCGGATGCTTCCACGCAGATTATTTAATGCGGTTTTGCGCACCCTGTTAGCCTCACGTCTAAAAGCACCTTTTAGGGCTTTCAGCCGCTTTTTGGTATCCATTTCGGCAAATAACCGCTGTAAATCCTCGTCGTCGTATTGCATTGTCGCCGCCATAGATTATTTGTTTACACGTTCACAAATTAAGGTTTTCATGCCCCTGTCGATGTTGGGTATAATGTTAGTTACCGTGTACTCATAGCCGCCCATTTGCTTTACACGCCAGTTCTCCCCTACCGGGTGGGCGTCGCGTATGTTGAACTCGGCGCGATAGTCCGGGAAATGCTCGCCGACTTCCTCACTACGGCTACCACTTGTTTTTACACGCTCGGCGGCCACAGTTCGGAACTCTTTGTATGTCGGTGTTTCCTCACCGAAACCGTCAGCATCGCTAACCGGCTTCAGTAGCACCAATTTATATTTCATTCTCCCTGCTTGCATCGTTTACCAGTTTTCGATAGGGTTTAACTAATGCCTGTAGTGCGTCCGGCACTTCGTGCATCTGTACGCTGCTGACACTCTCGCGCTGGTTATACCAGTGCGCCGCCAGCATCATTACGGCGTGCTTCAAAGGTGCCGGAAACTCCCCGGCGTTATCGTCGGTTAGTTCTTGCTCGGTGCGATTGGTCGCGGTGATTACCGACACCTCAGCCGCCTCTAACAGATGTGCCAAATACTCGTCGTCGTCGGCGAAATCGTCGGCCCTAACGTGTTTTTTGAATAATGCCAAACTCACTACAGCCATAGCGGAAAACTTTTATTTATGCACCAGTACCGGCGGCCACCTTACCCAGCTTAAACGCTTCTTTACGCAGGGTGGTGGTGCCATAGTTTACATTCAGCACGAAATCTACAGCGTCTTTGCGGGCCTGGCTATAGGGGTCGATTACAAACGAAATATCGCCGAAAAGTCCCATAGGCTGGTAACGCCAATCGCCCAAACCGATGTTACCCTCACCGATGCAGTGAGTGGTAAATACCGGCAGTCCGGCGATACGGTCATTTTCGCAAACCATGATGCCGCTACCGGCATCCTTGGGGGTTGCTTCGGCGATGGCCTTTTGCGCTTTTGTCATAACCCAGCAAAGATGCTCACCGTCCACGCCGGTAGCCAGTACGGCGGCCTTCATGCTGTTGAACTCCTTGAACGTGGGTTCTGCGCTGAAACTGAAAACGTCCTTAGCCGCTACGCCGACATACGGGCCTACCAGTGTGGTAGCACCTGTTACCTTTGTAGTGCTGAAAAGGATTTTGTTAATGAGCATAGCCACCGCCAGCGGCATGAGGTTCTTAGCGATTGTTTCGATAAGTCCCTCAGTCTGTATGATGGTTTGGCGTGTGATGGGTATAGCGATACCGATACGCTGAGGGGTCGCGGTGAGCTTACCCAGTTTGATTTTTGTATCGGTCAGGGCGACACCCTCGCCGGCAATAGTGGCCTCGGCAGCCTCGTATGTGGGCCAAACGTAGTCACCGGCCAGACCTGTAGGCATAGGCAAACCTACCTTATCGAGTATGAGGCCCTCGGTGAGCGGTGTCAAAATGTCCTGCACTTTGAGGGGCACCACTGCGCTGTCGGCTGTGTCCGCTACCATCATAAGGTCGCGCACCAGCAAAATTTGTGTCTGCTTACCGGCCTGCATATTCTCGCGGATAATACGTGATGCGGCGGCGGCGGCGTTGGGGTTCTCGCGCAGATGCTCTGCGGCGGCTACCTGCATTTTCATTTGCAGCAACTGGTTTTCGCGTGCGAGTACCTTAAACTCGGTGTCCTCGGCCTTGGTGCGCTCGCGCTGCTCTTTTTCGCAGGTTTCGGCAATTTCACTGATACGGTCGCAGTTGGCTTGATATTTATTTACCAACTCGCGCACGTTCAGTTTTTCGGGTTTCTTCTTTTCCATTACTGAAACTTTTTAGAGGTTAAAATTTATATCAACTCTTGCGCGGCAGCGCGGCGCATTTCACGCAGCTGCTTACGCATTTTTTCGTTATCGGGTTGGGGTTCTTCCGGGGTGGGTTTCTCCACTTCGCGCAGTCCGGCGGTAAACTCGCGTGTCTCTACCAATGTATCGGGGTAGGCAGGGTCAGCCGCCAGCGTAAAATCATACACACCTGTAACCGCCTTGACGGTGTAGGTTATCTGCGTAGCACCGTTTACCACCTTTGCCGTGCGCTCGACAAAATCGCTATCCCAGTACCGGGTAGTAAAAGCGAAACTACAGCCGGATATGTCGCCACGGCTAACAAGTTCTAACGCCTCGTAGCCGTTAGGTGATTTAGGCAGCTCCAAATTAAAGCCTACGCCCTTATCATCTACGAAATACTCCAGCGTGCCGGTGCCTTTGTTGCTGCGCCCTAAAATCAGCTGGCGGTCATGGTACATGGTAAACTTAATGTCGCAGCCGTCTAACAGTTCTTTGGTGATGGCTTCCGGGGCGATAACTTCGCGTGCCTCGCTGTCCTCGTCGCTCCATAGCGGCGCGGATGGGGTATTAAACAGGATAGCGTACCCGGTAATAGTGTGGCTGGGGGCTTCGCCCTCGGCCGCTTCGCGCACGCGCAGTTCTGCGCAGTCGATACGCAGGGTGCGTTTTACCTCGGTGTCTTTATTCCTTTTCGTCGCCATTGTCATTATTTTTGTTTTCGGGTGCTTCCGGCTGTTGCGGCTGCGCCCCCAATTTCGTTTATACCTCGCAGGTTTGCCGACACCATTACCGTGTCGCCGCCCTCGACAGGTGCCAGATTATTCATTTTGCGCACCTCGTTTACGGTCGTACCAATCTGCAAAAGTTTGGTGCCGTAGTTCATCATGCCGTTAAGGTCACACGCGAATAACTCGCGGCGGTCAAACTTGAATTTGTATTTACGGCACAGCGACGGTGCAATAAGTTTGCGGCGTAATTCTATCTCGATGTTACGCAGTAGGGGGTTTAGTGTGTGGCTTAAAAAATCCACGTCGGCCTGCTCGACAGTCTTGTAATTGTTGCTGGTGTCGGCATATACAAACGTCGGCGGTACACTGAAAAATCGGCAAATCTCGATAACCGTAAATTTGCGGCTTTCCAAAAACTGCATATCGGTGGAACTAAGCGAAATTTGCTTAAAATCCACCTGCCCCGGTAGGCTAACAATCCTTTCACCTCCTTGAAATCGGCTGTCTAAGTTCTCGGCGGTTTTCTCTAACTGCTTGTCTTGATACTCGCCGAAACCGCGCACGCTGGTATCGTTAGACACTATGCCGCGCACATTGCCACCGTTGGCAAATCTGTTTTGCGTTTCTTGGTCGCCAGTCGCGGCGATATTCATTGTGAGCCGTGCATACGTCAGCACGCTAACACCTTTTTTGCTATTACGCAGGGTTAGACCCTTAATGTGTATAATCTCGTCCTCGGTATATACACCACTAATACCGTTATTTAGATCGCGCACTGTGTAGGTGTCGTGTATCGTATCGTGCATGACCGTGCCACGCTCACATAGTGCCAGCCGGTCTAATTCCATGCTGACAGTGTTATACACTGGCACGATGTAGGCGTTACCGTCTAATAGTAACTCCTGTACTACTTGCCGCCAAAAATCAAATGCGTTAATGGCATTGTCCGGCTGCACGTTTAGTAGATAGTCGAGCCTGTCGTTACTGACTTCGGTAAAAATACCGTCCTTACGTTTGAGGTATTGCAGCGGCAGGTTAGCGACACTTTCACTAAGCAACTTAACACAGCGGAAAACGGTAGCGACACACATAGCGGTTTGGTCGCCATAGACAAAAAGCGACGTAGCCCCGGTGCGTGGTGCGCCGGGGTTCTCGCCGCTATTGTTTTCACGTTTGAAATAGTTTACTATATGCCGCCAAAAGTTCATTACACACTATTGCTAATGCGCAAAGATAATTATATTTGATGACACATAAAAACATGATTTTCAGCGTATTATCTTCCTTTTTATTCCTTTGTTTTATTCTTTTTCGTTTGTTTTCTTATAGTGGCTTAGTGTTAATTATATTTAACTTTATTTAGCGTGTGTAATCTATAAATAGACGCATACACATAAGTTTGGTAATTACGCCGTCTATTTTTTGCGTTTGCTTTCTTTTGATGGGTTTGCAGTTCTCCAGTTTGTCGGTATCTAAAACGGCGTTACCGAAACAGTAGTAGTTAATCGGGTTGTCGTTTATGAATATATGCCCGGTTTTTGCTCCATGCTCAAAACTTTCTACCGGGGCGGTGAAATTGCCATAGGTCTGTTTGACTCCCGACAGCACGTTATCTGCGCCGGAAGCCGCCAGCATATTTACTACCTCCAAACTTTTCCACGGGTCGTAACCGATACCCAAAATGCGCACCACTTTGTTAAGATACAGCACATAGTTTACGATTGCGCGGTAGTCGATAACCTCGCCCTCGGTCAAAATCAAATAGCCTTTTTCAGCCCATGCACGGTACATTCTTTCGTTTGGGTGTCCATCTAATGCGCCCTCCGGGAAAAAATACGCGGTGTGAAAATGAAAATTTTTGCGCGCCATATCATACATACCCATAGTTACCGCGCTAAAGTCGTCGCTTTCCGACAGGTCTATAGCCACCATCGCGTCGGGTCGGCCGGTGATGGCATCCAGCGGCATAGGCCGGGCGATACTCCGGGCCAGTGTGCTGCTTATCCAGCTGCGCCGTTGGTTCTCGGCAAAGATATTAAGCAACTTGGTACGAAACGCCAGCATAGCATCAGCACCGTTACGCCGGGCGTTCTTATACTCCTGTCGGTAAAACTCCATGCTGACCGTTACGCCCATGTGCGGCTGCACCTTGCGCCATGTCGCTTCTGCCTCTTCGGGGTCGTCTATGTCCGGCTCAAAGATATGCGCAAACAGGCTGTCGTCCTCAAACTCACCCAGCAGCACCGATTTATAGCCCTGTAGCATCTCATAAAACGGCCCCTCAAAAACGTCGCTGGCGGTGGTGATAATCACAGTTAGCGGATTATCGCGCACACCCATAGACGTAGTAAGCACGGTCAACAGGCTGTTGTCGCGTGCCTGGCTGAACTCGTCCATAATAACCGTGCTGGCGTTCAAACCGTCCTTTGTCCGAGCGTTGGCCGTTAGACACTGCGCAAAGGCGTTACGGTCTTTACGCTTGCTTTTAATCGTCTGCTCATTGACCGTGTAGCGGCGTTCTTTGGGGTCTAATTTCCTCATGCAACCGCGTATCACGTCGAAACACTTTTTGGCTTGGTCGTTACTGTTAGCCCCGGTGTAACTCTCGGCGTTTGCGTCACCATATAGCAAATCGTCGATGGCTAACGATGCGCTCGACGTGGTTTTACTAAATTTACGCGGAACAAACAAAATAGCCTCACGCACTACGCGGCGGTCGCCATTCCAAAAGCCGTAGATACTGGCAAACTGAAAAGTTTGCACCGGGGTCAGCGCATACTTTCGCAGCCCGGTTTTACCCGGAAAATGCAGATTTTCGTACAGGGTGAAAAACCGCTGTACCTCGGTCGCGTTCACGCCGTATTTGTCGGCCATACGGAAAAAGCGCATAACCGCTAACTGTTCGTAGAGGTTGTGCGCGTCCGGGTGCTGGGCCACCTCGGTAACGTATTGCTCCAGCCGTGCGTCAACTTCACACAGCCGATAATCGACTATAGGCACGGCGGCAAGCTGCGCCGTCACGTCCTTTTTTGCCTGTCTTAGTAGGTCTTTTTCTTCCTCTGTCATTCGGTCGGCTCGGTGTTACGTTTTATGATATTGGGCTTTTTGCGTCCTGCGTTCTTAACCTTTTTGGTTAGGTCTATCAGTGGGTCGTCCTCGTCGGTGCCGGTCAGTTCCTCGGCCGTCAGTCCTAACGCTTTCATTTGTCGGGTCACACTGTCCTGCGCGTCCTTTTGGATTTTGAAAACCGGGTGAGGTACCAGTGTTTCGTTACCATATCGTGACGTAGCCGGTATGGTGGTGCTATCCAAATCGTCTATTTCGTCGTTAGCCAAATCGAGCGTGCGCAATGCGCCAGCCAGCGACAAAATTTGTGCGCCTAAACTTCGGCTATATTTGTTAGCGGCTTTTAGGGCTTTTTCTATGTCTTTTTTATATTCGTTAACTTTTTTCGCCATATTTGTTAATTTTACTGCATTTGCTTAAATTGAAAAAATCGCTCACGCACAAACAAAGGTTGGGGCGAGGTTTAGGTACGGGTATCCCCCTTTTAAAAAAGCACCCCCCCCTCTTTCAGTCACCAAAAAATTTTTTAACTACCCCGGCCACCTGTTCGGCGTTGCGTCGTCGGGTCGCTTCCTTGCCGCTGCGTCCCATCTCGGTATGTACCTTAACGTGGCAGTCATGGCACAGGACGCACAGGTTTTTAGGGTCATACATAAGCCTGTATTTCTCGGTGTAGTTTATTCCATACTCCACCGGCTTGCGGTGGTGTACCTCGGTCGCCGGGGTTATGTAACCCTCTGCCTGGCACCTCTCGCAAAGTGGGTGAGCCGTCAGGGTATCACGCCGCAGTCTTAACCACCGTGGCGTATGTATCAGCTTTATGTAGTCTTTATCTTTAGCCATTTGTATGTTTGCGTATTAAGTAGTTAAGGCTGTCTAACAAACTCTGCTGCTTGACCTTTTTATTTTCAAGTGACGCGCTGGCGCGTTCATCTACAGTATGCGCCCCGATTAGTTTGTACACAGTTACAGGGTGCTTTTGTCCTTGTCGATGCAACCGGGCGTTAGCCTGTTGGAATAGTTCTAAGTCCCAGCCAGTACCAAACCAAACTATGTAGTGGCCGCCCTGCTGCATATTGAGGCCGTAGGCCGTACTCGCCGGGTGAGCCAGCAGCACATCTATCTTTCCGGCGTTCCAGTCCAACAGCTGCTTTTCACCCTCATAGACTTCCACCCTATAGCCTTTGAGTTTTTTAGCTATTCGCGGTATGTCGTGTTTGAACTGGTAGAAAACCAAAACGCTGCTACCGTTGGCCGCTTCCACAATCTCGGCTAACTTATCCACCTTTTCGCTGTGGATTTCGTGTATGTTCCTGTCCTCATCATATACAGCGCCGTTGGCGAACTGGGCTAACTTGTTCATCAGCCCGGCGGCAGAATTAGCCAGAATATTGGCCGGCTCGCCCTCATGCTCCTGTTTGAACTCCAACACCTTTTCGCGCTCAAACTTATTGTAGGCAGTCATGGTGGCCGGTGACAGCTCGACAGGTACGGTGTGCATCATCAAATCGGGTAACTGCAAATAGTCCTTTGCTTGCATACTTAGGCAGATGTCGGCTATACTGTTGCGTATAATATCCTCATGTCCTTTTTTTACGTCGCACCGCACTACTATGTTATTCCAGCTGTGGGTTTCAAAGTGACTTTCGCGGTATTTCGATACGGATTTACCTAAACGCTGGCCCATGTCGATACAGTACATTTGCCCCCAAAGGTCGATTAAACCGTTAGGCGCAGGTGTGCCGGTCAGACCGATTACACGTTTTACTGTCGGCGTGGCGATGCGCATAGCCTTAAACCTTTGCGACTTGGAATTTTTGAAGCTGGTCAGCTCGTCGATAACCAAAACATCAAATGGCAGCTGACCGCCGTACAGACCTACCAGCCATACAAAGTTATCACGCCCGATAACGTAGATGTCGGCTTTTTCGGCTAATGCTAATTTGCGCTGTTTTTCCGTACCCATGACCTTTGCCACCCTCATGCCTTGCAGGTGGTTCCATTTTGCCGCCTCGGTAGTCCATGTGGTTTCAGCTACCTTTTTCGGGGCTACTACCAGTGTGCGGCTAATCTCGCACTCGTCGATTAGTTCCTGTAGTGCTGTCAGTGTCGATACGGTTTTACCCAGCCCCATGTCGAGAAACAGACCGCAGCGTGGATTATCCAATATCCATTGCATCGCAGTGCGCTGGTATTCGTATGGCTTGTATATCATTGTTTGGCTAATTTAATCAGTTCGTCGATGTCGGGTTTATTGTCTATCACTTTAACCAAATGACCCATGCCGTTTAGTTCGGTCATGCGTATTTGCTGTATTTTGGTCGGCTTCCGTCCTTTGCTTTTCAGTTCTACCCAAATCACGCCGCCGCCCGGAAGCACTAACAGGCGGTCGGGATAGCCTACCATATTCGGGTTAGAGTATTTGAGGCAGGGCAAACCATTTTGTTTAGCCTGTTCCACTAAATACCGCTCTATCGACTTTTCCGATACGTCGGCATGATGGGTTATATTTTCGATGCTCCGTTTATCCATTGCTGTACTATTTTTGCCCTCACGCACGCGCACACACGCACGCGGAACATTTCGGGATTATGTAATTACTACTTTTTTCTATTTTTGTCTATAAAAACATTACTTTACTAATTAGCCATATATTTAAGTTACCATAGTTACCATATAGCGTAAATGCCTTATTTTCTTGGCTTTTCCGTGGTAACTAAACGTGGTAACTAAACCTTTTTGCTCGGTTGCCAGTTACCGTGTTTCCATTACCGCCTTTTCTTGGTAACTAAGTTTTCGCCGGGTGGTAACTCGGTTTCAGTTACCAAAAATCTATATGTCGCCCTCATCATCTACGCTGTCTTTTAGAGGTCGGGCAAAACTCTTTTGCCGCCCATACAGTTTTTCCATGTAGCGCACACCGCTACGGCGTTCCCAGCCCATTTCATCTAACAGGCGGCAGACCCGGCGCGATAAATACTTATATTCCTTATCCGACATTTCGCGCCCCATCTTCTCGCAGATAAATTCAGCGGCACAAACACGGTCACGGCGCGATACCCCTACCTCGTCGAGTGGGTCGGGGTTCTTGATATAGGCGCGGCGGCGGTTTAATTCCCAGCTGTCCCAGTCGGCAGGTAATTTCATATCCAAAAACACGGTGAGCATATCGCGCAGTGGGTCGTCGTTGTCGTCATTGTACTGGCTTTGTCGCTGGCGTGCCTCGGCTTCCAAATCGCCCGGCAAATATAGTTTTTCGCCCTGCCTCCAATACTCGACAGCCTCCGCCCATAACTGGTTTCGGTCGCGTATAAGTGCCTCGGTATAGTCGGGGTATTTGCGCAGCTCTTGATTAACGGCTATTACCCAAAATCGGCGGTTTCCTGTATCACCTTTGAGAAAATACCGCTCATTCGTAGTACCACAAAACACGCACTGGCGCGGATGCCGTTCTACGACTGTGCCGTATGCGGCGCGGTAAATATCATCGCGGCGCGTTATGTAGTTCTTTACCTGCTCCACGTCGCTGCGCTTGATACTCGATAGTTCGGCTAACTCGATTATCCAGCCGCACCGTAGCTGCTCCATGCCGCTTTTGCCCTCGGTGGTGGTGAGGCTGTCGTTAAACCATTCGCCTCCCATTATGTCGAAAAGCGTAGATTTACCCACGCCCTCCGGGCCGGCGATAATTAGGCAGTAGTCATATTTGCACCCCGGCTGCATGATACGCGACACGGCGGCGGTAAAATGCTTTCGGGTCATGGCTCTGTTAAGCGGTGTATCTTCCGCTCCGGCATAGTCGATAATCAGACGTTCCAGCCTCGGCGTGCCGTCCCATACCAAACTATTAAGATAGTCCCTAATAGGGTGTATGCGGTGCCGGGTTAGCACTGCGTCCTTTGCGTCCCTAATCTTATCTTTGTTGGTGATTTCGTAGCGTTCTTCCAAATATATGCGCAGGTTAGCGTCGTCACGGTTGCCCCATTGCGTCGCCTTTTTATCCCACGGCAAACCGCCCTTAATCATGTCGAAACCGCTAAAAAGGTCATGCCACAAATGCCCTGCCAGTGCCGGGTCATTCTCCATAATGCAAATTATGTTTTTGGCGGTGCTTTTAATAGTGCCTTTGCGGTCGCGTTCAAGTTCGGCCATCCAGTCGGTATCAGGTTCTTCGGTCGCCTCGCTGTCGGTGTCGATACCGGCAAAGTCGCTGTCCGCCTCTGCCTGCCTCTCCTTTGTGAGCAATACGCGCACGGCTTTATCAGCTGCCACGAAATCCTGCATTTTGGTGTACGACGGAAGCCGGGTAACGTCGGTTACGCGGCTACCGTCGTCCTGCACTCCGTACAGATGTATGCGCACTAAGTCAAAGGCGTTGCACAGCCGCATACTTGCCGGGTCGGTCTCGTGATGCGAAAATGCAAATTTGCCCTCATAGGTGACACAGCCACCGGCGACACTTCCGGCGCGGTAGGTGTACCGCCCGTCGGTGCCGGTCTTTTCGTACACGTCGGGCAAAAACTTTTCTATGGCTTCCTCGATCGTGTATGCACGGCAGAACGCACCTATCAGCCCAGGCTTCTCGGTAGGGTCACCGGCCTTGCGGATTTCGTGCGACAGTACGTCACCCTCACGGCTCGACATAGGCCACTCGCTGACGTCCTGCGGGTTGCGGTAGGTCGCCAGCACTTCGTCAACGTCAAAGGCCGGGCCGTCTTGATAGTCGAAAATATACTCACCGTCCCGGCTGGTGCTGGGCCAGTAGAATAGGCGCGGCAGCTGGTATGTGGTATGGTCGAAAAGTTCGATACCTATACGCGCAGTCCAGTATCGGCAGACCGGCTCATACTCGGCCGGTGCCATCTGCCTGTTGGCCGGAAGCACCAGGCGCAGACGCGGTTTTTCGGGCGTATGCTTGTGGGTGCTATATACCATAGCGGCGCAGTCGAAATTTAGGGTAAAGTCGTCCCAAACGTCGGCTGTGCCATAATCTATATCGAGTGTAACCAGTGTGCGGTATAGCACGTTTGAGGTTTTGCGTGTGCCGTTGGATAGATAGCCACCGACAAAACCGCCTACGTCCTTAACGCTGCTTTGTTCCTCACGGCTCATACGCAGATACTCGCGCACACTTTCGCCGGTGCGCTTGGTGTCGGCGCACTTGGCTAAAATGTCGCTCCACTTCCACGGCTTGTTGCGCCATTTTTTCGACAGCCGGCTGTGAGCGGTGGCTATGTCTAAGTCGAAATCAAATTTTAACTTATCCGTCATCGGCGCAGCTATCCTCCTCTGCCCAGCTTCGGTATTCATCTCTAAGATGCGGTCGAAATTGTCGTTATTTTCCATTTTTCTCTGTTTTCAAGGTGAAGTCGGGGCAATGGTTATCACCTCGGTATAATCTGCAAGCTGCATCTTGTCCCCAAGTGCCGTTCCAATAAAGCTTGGAGCATATAGGAGTCTTAGGATAGCCGCACTCAGTGCAGTATTTGCACTCCCTCGGTTTCTGCGGTCGGTCAGTCGGGGTCATAGTCATAAGTTCTGAATTTCTTACATAGCCAATGTTCCCAGTCTTGCAGACACATCCATGTAACCACGAAAGGGAAAGCTATCACCATGAATATCCACCAAAAAGGCTTTATGAGCCATACAAGACACTTGCACACGGCTCTGCGGTATTTCTTTTTCATCTTACTTATTCGTTAGGCCAATAGATGTCCTCCAACTTTACCGTTATATAATCGCTCAACGCACCATAGCGGTCAAGCAATCCAATGTATAGTTCATCGTTCACTTCGTCATAATCGTCATTTACAAAGGCTCTCTGACCGATATAAGCGATATGTTCAGTACCATATCGAGTGTACTTGATTTCCTTATTTAGGATTACTTCATCTTCAAATTGTGGGTATTTTTTCATTTCCTTTTCCTCCTTATTTTGTCAAACTTAGCATAGGGAGAGACGTAGGATTTGCGGGCAGATTTCTCAATCAAAATATTGCAGTTGTGGATATTCACGATTGGTAGAGAGTGTATTTCGTAGACCGCATTCGCTCTGTATTCCACAATGTCCTCCGGCTCACCCGTTGCAACGGATATGTTATGTATTGCTTTCTCTCTGTCCATCTCAGTCAAGTTTCACATACCCTTTCTCCAGACACCACACAAGCAGCGAGTAGAGAGCGTCGATGAGTTCGGGGGCAAAGGAATATGAGCCGGGTAGAGTTGTGTTGTTATATTCTGCATACCATTCTCCATCATCAGTCCCAATTTCAAGATGTTCACGATTAATCTCTTTCGGCAGAATGTCGAGGATGTCGGCGAGGGTGAAGATTGGATTGTCGTTGGCATAAGAGTGGTCGAAATCAGAATCTTTAGTGACTATCTTTCGGTCAACATCGATCACTTCATCATTGACATTAGCAAGAAGCCTGCCATTCTCCTCCCACACATCTTCGCAAGGGATAACTTCGCTGTCATAGTCAAGATTGAGTAGACACATACTCGCCCTTTCGGGGCTTACTCCAAGTTCTATGAGCTTTGCCGATTCCTCGGCGGTCAGTTGGGTTTTCATATCTCGTCTTCTTTTGGGTATCTTTTATCAAACCGCCATCTGAGTTCACAATCACTCAATATGGCTTCTCTAATGTCGTTTGAACTTGTTGCAAATTCTACGAATATTGCGGAAATACATCCGGGGCGTTTATCGTCTTTACTACATGGAATTGCGTAGTACATAAAGTTATCAAGCGTTCCGTAAATGAAACCGTCAGCTTTCATCGCTTCGTGATACACGGGCTGGTCTATCTTCTCAATATTATTCAGCTCCTCTCTCGTGAAACTCCCCACTATCGGGTAAGCGAAATGTCCGGCTCTGCCTCTTGTGCCGAAGTAGCAAATTCGTTTTTCCATATATCACTTCTCGTTTAGCAGTTCGGGGTTGTCGTGGAGATTGCCAATAATGGTCATCATTCGCTCTGTATCATAACCTCCAAGATAATCAACCAAGTCGTTTTGCGGGTCTCGCATTTCGGCTATGAAACCAGCCCTATCCTCACTATACCAAACCTCGTATTTAACCTCTCCGTCTGAAAGTATATCACCTTCGTAAATCTCTTTGCCGTTGCTGTCAAGCATTCCGGTGAGCTGACCTACAGTGTCTTCGTCTATGTATGGTGTTTCATCATAAAAATCATTGAAGTGCATACCGTCATCAATATACTGACCGTGTATGCCGATACAGACACTGCCCTCATTAGTTTGGAGCAGGTCTCCATACACCCATTCGCCGTTGTCGAGGCGTTTGCCTCTGAATTTGATTGTTCTCATATCTTAGCCTCCTTTCTAAAATGGTCATACATGTCAGCGGCATCGGGAAATACCGCGTCATGGGGAAATACGGCCATGTCGTTTGACAACTCTCTTAAAGCGCATTGCAGAGCCTGTATCTCCTTAATCGCTTCGTGCCGCCTGATATACTCCTCCACATTCTCGATGTTCGGATATTGCTCTTTTACGTTGCGGTGGTTCTGTTCTGACGCTATGACTCTGAGCATACCAATACGCTGCGCCACCTCCTCGGCAAGTCTGCCTATGTGCTTGCAGTCGTAAAGTACAGGTTCAAGATTTCCGTTCATTCCTCACCTCCTTCCTTATGGCACGGGCAGTCGGGGTCGTGGGTGATGCCGCCACCTGTTCTATATTCAGAATAGAGGATATAAGAATGTCCTCTGTAATTCACGGTTTTAATGTAGCCGTCATACCTATTATCTAAGTACTGTTGCTTTTGCTCTGGTGTTCTGTTATCATCGCATCCGCTCAGGCACACGGCGCAGAGGACGGCGGCGAGGATGGTTGTAAGGTGTTTCATATTGATTCTTTTACTCAGTTGATAATTTCGTCTACGGTTCTCGCAATAGTAGGCCCTGGACGATATTCATTAGTCGGCGTTTGCCTCGTCGGTCACTATCTCGATTTCACACACGCAGTCATTAGGCTTTTTAACGCGCAGCTCACACGCCGGGGTATTGTCTGCCTCCATAAGCGCAAACACGCCGGGTATCTCGGTGCGCGGAACTTTGAAATTTAATGTGGTTCTCACAAGCCAAATAAATTAGGTTGTTTATGTTTAGCGTACCATTTGGCGATACCCTCTTTACTTATCCACCAGTCAAATACTTCCTCGTCGGTGAGGTCGGCGTACTGGTTCATATAGCCGTTTTCCCTTAGTTTGGCGATAGTGCGAAGCAACAGGGCGCGATACTTTGGATAGGCACTCCCCTGTCGTAATACTTCCTTCTTACTCGCCATTGGGCAAAATAGACAGCCCAAACGCCGCCAACCTTTATCGTAGAGGGCGCAATGCTCCACTTTTACCACTTCGTTAAGGAAGTGCCAAACGTCGGCTTCGCTCCATTCAATAATTGGATTTATTATTATTTTGTCTTTACCCTTGACACACTGAACGCCTTCTATTTCTTTTTCGCGTGTGAACTGGTCGAATTGTTCCAATGTTCCCCGAAACTTTGGGCCTTTACTTCCGGCTATCTCCGCTTCTCGCCGGGAACTACGCTTTAAGCTTTCCTGTCGCCTTACCCCGGTAAGCGTTACCGTTCCGGCTCCCTGTGTTTCTTTTAGGGCTGCACAACAAAAGCGCATCAGTTGGGTAGGTAAAGCCTTCTTCTTTATGCAAAGTTGGGCGAAAGTCAATTTTGGTCGGTCGTTAATAACGTCCGGGTAGTTGCTTCGGATAAAGCGCACCAGTTCCGGGGGGTCTAAGGTCGTTAAAGCGTAGTGCGGTTCAAATTTGACCCCGGCTAATTTCGCTACATGGTAAAGTGCTTGGCTATCTTTTCCGCCGCTAAATGCTAAGTAGAAACCGGCTGCGTAATACCGCAGTGCTAACGCTTCGGATTTACGCAATAGGTCGATACTATGCTGTAGTTTGTTATCGAAATTTTCGGGTTTCATTTGTTATTGTTTACTTGGTCGTTACAGGCTTCTTGCGTAGGTTCTACGATGTTTTCGGAAATAGTGCAGGTTCCTATATCGTCGCCGTCGGCTTGATAGAAAATGCACGTTTGGCAAGTTTCCGGGGCTTTGTGGCTCATGCCAGTACGGTTTCAAAGTTGTAACTACGTTTGTGGCCTCCGGCTTTCGATATGCGCACGTTAGTAATGCGCATAGGTAATTGCGTGTCGTCCTTTGCCACCGCTACCACACTCCTACCGATTAGGGTAGGTTTTTCGTAGCGGTTAAACCATTTGCGCACCAGTCGCCACGCGACTTTTTTACGCGGCGATATTTGGGCCGGGCGTGTTAGAGGATAGAAAAGCTGGTACAGTTTTCGGGCCTCTTTTTTGTTTAGGGTTACGCCGCAGCTGTACGACATTTTCCGTGGTTCTTCCGGGGCCGGTGAATTAATCCTATTTGGTAGTGCCATGATGTTAGATTTTAGCGGTTAATGCTTCGTGTACTTCTTCGGCACGTTTTGTGATACACGTGCGTGTGTCGCCGTCGGAATAGCCGCAGGTTTCAGCCCATACCGTTACCCACACGCCCAGTATCCTGACCTGCAACCTGACTGTGTAAAGCACGGTGTGATATGATTCGGTATCGGGATTGCGGAAAACATTTTCGGTGACGCGGAACTTACGGCACCCGTTGTTACTTGACATCCACATATTTCGGTAATTTTCTAATTCTGTTTAAGGTATTATGTTTTCTAATCTTTGAGATAATACGGCGTGCTATACCCCGCACCTTCAAGCGGCAGGTCGCGGCACCAGTCTATCGGCTCGCTAAATAAAGCCTCTACATCGGCCAGCGGTCGGTCGGCAGGTGTTTCGGCTATTATTTCGTCATGTACGTGGAACACCACGGGGATACCGGCATCCCTGGCGCGGAGTATGACCACCCCCAATATATCGCGTGCCACCGCCTGCACGATGTTCTCGGTGAGTTTGCCGCCGTATGTACGGGTAATCCCCCATTTTTTTGTGGTTTGGTTCATACCCTCATATTCGATAACCTCGTGGTCGCCTCGCCAGCCATCGTTATATTCCATGCTTATGCGTGCGCGTGGGTAGCAAATAGTGCGTCCCGACGGCAGGGTGATAAGCAGCATGCCCCATCTGAAACCTATGGTGATGCCCCGGTGTATCGTTACGGTGTTGCCGGTTTTGATTGCGGTAACCGCTGCTTTCTCGATAACCCTCCAAAGCTTTACGATATTCGGGTTGGCTTCGCGCCACAGCCTCACGGTCTCCTTCTCTTCCTGCTCGGTCAGCCCCAGCTTCGAACCGCCCATGGCCTCCAACGCGGCGATACCGCCACCGTAGCCTAATGCCAGCACGGATATTTTGCCTTTTTGGCGCAGATGGCTGTTTTTGCCGTGCTTCTCGACAGGCACACCGAACATCTGTGAGGCCGTAGCGCAATAGATGTCGCCGCCCTCCCTGAACACGTCCAACACCCAGCCCTCACCGGCTATCCATGCGATAACGCGTGCCTCGATGGCGGAAAAGTCGCAGACGTGCAGGATATGACCCGGAGAGGCGACAAAAGCCGTGCGTATCAGTTCGCTCAGCACCTGCGTGACATCGGCGTAGTTCATTTCAAACTCTTCAAGGTCACCAGCTCTAACCAGTGTCCGGGCGTAGTCCAGATCACCCAAATGGTTTTGCGGAAGGTTCTGCACCTGTACCAGCCTTCCGGCCCAGCGGCCTGTACGCGCGGCCCCGCAAAACTGCAGCAGCCCGTGTATGCGTCCGTCGTCGCACACGCACGTTTGCATAGCTTGATACTTCATGTTAGAGGTCTTAGCCATTTCGCGGCGTAGAGCCATAACCCGGCGTGCTTTGGGCCAGTAGGTTAATGCGTCCTCGATTTCGTCGATGTTCTTTTTGTTGATACTGGCAAAGGCTAACCCGGTTGTGCG